TGTTGCGGGCATTCAGGAGAGCTTCGTGAATGATAGTCCCAGCTTGGAGGTCGCCGCCGCCGTAGACTGTGGCATAGACGAACACCTTGGCGCATTCTTCTCTAAGGATGATGTGTAGCTTGTTGTGCTTATCTCGGGCCGTCCCCGGAGGAAGCAAACCCAGAGAGATAACAGCAGCCCAATGCGGGTCGCCTTCAAGAAGCGTGCGGCCATAGGCCCCTCCGTCGAAGTATGAGAGATAGTGGGCTAGGCCACGCAACTCCAAGCCCTGCATATCGGCCCCCACCAGCTTGTAGCCAGCGGGCACCTTGAACAGGCGCCGGAAGTCTGTTCCGTAGAGTTTCTTAGCTGACGGGACTTGAGCCAAGTTTGGTGAGTAGTGGGCGGCCCGCCCCGTGATGGTCCCCATAGGGTTGATGCGGCCATGTATCCTTCCGTCTTCTCGCACTGCTGCCATGAGGCTCTGTTTCGAGCCGGTCAGCTGCGAGAGGCGCTTAGTGAGCATGAGGTACTCGCCCACACCCTGTAGCTCTGGAAACTTAGCTACCGCGCCCTCAATGGTCTCCTCGTCCAACAGGGGGCTGCCGCCGTCCGTGAACTTGGTGGGCTTCCACCCGCGCTCCTTGAGCACCTTGGCGATGTGTTGGCGTGAGCCCGGGTTGAACTCGACGGTCTTCAGCTTGATGAAGCCGACGCCCTTCTTGTACCCGCGCTTCGCATCGTCCTTCTTGGGGACGAACCACGCCTTAGCTGGGTCAGGGGAGATAGGTTGCTCCCATGAGCCGAACTCGGCCTTCAGCTTCTGCTCCAGCTGGTACTGCTTCTCTAACAGTTCGACGTGGAGCCGCCCTGCGGCGGCGAAGTCAAAAGGGAAGCCTGACTCCTCAATGTGCTCGCAAAGGTCAGCTATGCGGTGCTCCAGCACGATAGCTTTCTGGGGGTACTTGTCGGGGTTGAACTTCTTGTAGAGCAGGAAATTCAAGCGAACGTCCTGCATCATGTAGTCCATCATGGCATCCGAGAACTCGGCCCAGATGAACCGTTGGATGGCTACCTCGTCCGTGTAGCCAAGGGCTACCGCTTCCTTGCGCTTCTGCTCGGCATAGTCGCCTTTGTGTTCGCCTAGCCGGTGGCCCCACGCGGCCAGCGAATGCTTCCCGACGTACTCGGAAGGCACGCTGACGTCGTTGGCCTTCAGGGCCGGGTACATCAGCCGCGACACAACAAGCGTGTCTGTGACCTTCTGGCCCGCCTTGGGATTGAAGCCCGCGAGCTTCTTCAGGGCCGGGATATCGAACGCTTTGATGTTGTGACCAATGAGTTCGTCGGCCTCTTCAAGCCGCTTCACGGCCCTAGCAATCTCGGCGGGGCCGTAGCTACTCTCGACGCCAGTATCAACGTCAACGATGCCGATGCAGTGAATTTTGGAAGCTACGTAGAGAAGGCCATCCGTTTCGATGTCGAATAGGAGCCTACTCACCGGGCCTCGCCTTCAGCATCGCGTCTGCGTGTGAGTAGGCGAGCCACGCATGGGTTTCAGGGTCGGAGTAGGCACTGTTGTTAGACAAGATGCCCGCCAGCGCTTGCCCCGCGAAGTAGTCGCGGAGCGTCATGCCATCCTCGGTGTAGAGGTAGTGCCCGTCTTCGGTATGAACCGGTATCGGGAATGCGCTCTCCATCACCACGTACTCCACAGGTAGTCCGCAATCTGGGTATGTCGCACATAGGCAACCATATCCTTACGGCGATACGCCTTGACCGCCTGCTCCCCGTGCCATGCGGCAACGTTAGAACGGCGCGTCATCGTCTGCCGCTGCTCCGGTGGGATCGAAGCACTCAGGTCCTGCAACTTCATACTGTCCTCTCTTTACATTCCATTTGAGCCTATCCGCTTCACCGGTCTCGCCAGTGATGCGGCATTTGAGCGACCGCATTTGCGCGAATAGCTTCTGGTCGTTGTCCTGCTGATCGCGCTCCAAGCCAAGAACGTTGAACGAAAGCTGTTCAATGCTCGCTGATCCACGCATATCAGTGAGACTAATGGCGTCACCCTCATTGTAATTCTTCCCTCGCTTCAGATGGACAACGGCAATCACGCCAACGCCGGTCTCCTTGACGAAGCTAGCTAGCTTGGTCATCAGGATATCGATGTCTTTGCGTTCGTCGTTGGTCTCGGTGCCGCTGTGAACGATGCTGATGTGATCAAGCACAATGAACCGGCAGCCACTCGCGGCCATGAAACGCATCATGGTCAGCAGTCGGTCGCTCTCCAGCGAACCGAAGTGATCGAAAAAGTACATACCGTCGTAAACAACAGCGGCTAGCGCTGCGTCCCAATCCTCGTCACTGATGGACTCAGGATTAGCTAAGACGTTCTTTAGGGGAACACCCTGATGCAGTGCGACGTAAGCGGACACACTGGTATCGTTGTCCTCTTCAAGATAGATATTGCCGATTTTGAGCTTGTGCTCTGTTCGGAGGTGGTAGGCGATGTGCCTTGCGATAGTTGACTTGCCGATACCGCTACCGGCGCAGATAGTCGTGACTTCTCCATCTCGGAGACCCATCCACATTTCATCTAGCTTCGGCCACGGCAGCTTGAACCCTGCGCGCCGCTTCTTCTTCAGCCGCTCCTTGGTGAACTCGCGTCCCTCGCGGATGCCATCGGGCCGGTGGTCCTTGGCGTCGTAGTAAGAGCGAATGAGAGCTTGTGGCCCGTGCTTGATCAGGCACTCATTGGCGTCCTTGCAGTCCTCCGGGAGCCGGATGATCTTGACCTTACCAACAGGCAATAGCTGGCAAGCTAGCTCCAGCGCCTTTTGCCCCGGCTCGTCGTTATCGAAGCTCAGATAGATACTATCGAATGCACACAATTGCTCGTAGTGCTTCAAAATAGCCTTGCGCACTGATCCCGTACCGTTAGGTAGAGACCCGACGGGATACTTACAGTCCCACGCCTGCCAGAAGGACAGAGCGTCAATCTCGCCTTCGGTCAGCAGTACACTCCGGCCCTTGGACGGCCACAGCCAGCTAAGGTAAATCGGTGGGTCCTTTGCGTCCCCGATCCACGAGCCTTTGCTCTCCGGTGTTCTGAATTTCTGCGCTATTAGTTTTCCGCCGCTGTCCCTAACATTCATGATGTGGGTTTTAGTGGCTCGGTCGTACTGATAACCTGCTTTCCTGAGTGTCTCTTCCTTTAGTCCACGCGTTGTCATCGCGCGGTATTCGCCACGCATCGGCGTGAACGCTACATCGTGATGCCCCTCCGCTCCGCTAGGTGCTGTGTATGTCTCACAGACAAAGCAGTAGAAGCTCTGATCCTCATAGGATGCGCGCCCATCACTGGACCCACACTTATCGCACGGGCCGTGATTCAAGTATGCCGCCACGTCAATCCTCTTCTTATATAGCCGATTGTTTCTGGGGAGACGTTGTAGTCGCGAGCTAAGCTGGCGTGCGTGCCTTCTGCCTTCCTAATTGCAATAACATCGGAGGCAGTTAGCTTGACCGTGTTGCCGCGACCCTTCCGCGCCATGTCCCAACTGTTATCCTGCGCAGAGCCTGCGACCAGATGCTCGGGGTTGACGCAGCTTGGGTTGTCGCAGGTGTGCATGATCAGTTGCCCATCAGGAATAGGGCCTTTGTGCAACTCATATGAAACGCGATGCGCCCCTATGTTATTTCCTGCGCTACCGCCAGAGCCCATCACCCCATACCCGCGAGGGAGTTTCGCTCCAGTCCACTCCCAACATCCGCCGCCCGCAGAACGTCTAACCTTTGGCCAGAACCTATCTGCGAGCGGCTTCCTTTTACCCACCATCAATTACGCAGCCAGCGAGTAGCGGCTGTACTTGGTTCCGGTCTCGTCCTTGCGCACATCGGTCTCGATGTTGAAGCCCTTGCGGCGCAGCTTCAGGACCACGTCAGAGAGGCGGCCGATTTTGTAGACGATATTGCTCTCCATGGTGGAGATAGTGCGACCGCTAGCCAGATGGCCAAGGATGGTCCTCTGCTGCGGGCTAAGGCTGACCGAGCGGAAAAACTGCGAGTTCGTCATGTCTTCTTCCTCTTCTGTTGAAGTTTGATTTCATCGATCCATTCTTGCGGAATGGTCCCTTTGTCGGCCCACTTGAACCCATGGGTTTCTGCCCACATGGCGTTGGTGGTCGGACTGCCGGGATAGATTTTGGTGCTGGCGCGTTCGTACACGACGCGAATATCAAGGCCGGGGTGCTGCTCTTTGAGGAGCAACATCTTCTGGCGCTGTTCTGCGG